CGCCATCGATCAGCCCACCGCGGCCAGGGCACGTTTGACACCGTCGGCGACCGACACGGTGGGGGTGTAGTACTTCTGCATACGGGCCGGGTCGCCCACCCGGTACGCCACACCGCTGGGCCTGCCCACATCGTCGCAGAGCACCCGCGGGTGATGGCCCACCTCGGCGAACATCAGCCTAGCCAGGTCGAGCATCGACGTGCCGAAGCCGGTGCACAGGTTCACCGGCTCGTCGGTGCCGGACTCGACGACTGCGAGGGCGCCGGCCACCACGTCGTCGATGTGGACCCAGTCGCGTACCTGGCTGCCGTCACCCCAGATCAGGAAGGGGTCGGCGCGGCGGCGCACGCCGTCCAGGAACGCCCCGAACGGCCAGTCGGTGCCCTGGTCCTGCCCGTAGCCGGAGAACGGCCGTACCACCGTCACGGGCACGCCAGCGGCGCGGGCCGAGGCGGCCAGCCGCTCGCCGGTGAGCTTCGTCCAGCCGTACACCGCGTCCGGCTCGTGGGAGTACGGGCTGTCCCGGTCGTTGTCGTCCGGGTCGGTGTCGCCCTCCCACAGCTTGCGCGGTGACCGCCAGGCGGCCTGCAGGTCTACCGGGTACGCGGCGGCGCTGCTGAGGTACAGCACCCGCTCCTGGCCGGTGCGGATCGCCCAGTCGAACATGGCCGCGTCCAGCAGTTGGTTGTACACGTGGCTGGCCGGCTGGCCGTCGATCGCCGCGCGGTGCGGCGCCCGGGCGGCGGCGTGCACCGCGAGGTCGTAGCGGCGCTCATCTCTGCCGAACAGGTCGAACGCGTCCCGCTTATCTGCGCCGCGCGGATCGCATGTGGTGACCAGCCAGCCGCGCGAATACAGCTCGTCGGCCATGTGCCGGCCAACGAAGCCGGCCGAGCCCAGGACGAGCGCGGTTTTCATTCAGGCACCCCCGGCTTCTAGAATCCGGCCGCGTCTACGCCGTGCGTAAGTCGAGCTATCGCAGATTGAGCGCCGGCCGCGGAGCTCCAATGCCCGTTCAGGTCGTGAACTGACCCGCCAGCGTCGACAGCGCGGATGGTCCAGTCGGCATCCGCAATGGGAAACGCCTCCAGCAACCAGAAGTGGTCAATATTTACGAAGTTGCCGGACGCATCTTCGATCCACATGACCAGCTCACCCGACCAGTAGTAGTTGAACGGTGCCGCCGGTCGAGATCACGACACTGCCCCCCAGATGCCGAAGCAGTAGGAAGCAGGGTTCACTGGCCGTAGGTCAAGGCTGGCGTAAATGGCGATCTGAAAACCGGCGACAGCCAGCATCTCGTCAACGGCTTCCCTCGAAAATGCCCAGTAGTGCTCGGGGTTGGTGTCGCCCCACGCGTCGACCGGGGTGGACAGCACCAGCCGCGGCGCCTTCTTTCTGATTGCGACGAGCACCTCGTCGGGGTCGTCGAGGTGCTCGATCGTCTCCGTGCAGATGAACAGGTCCACCGCCGGGATCTCCTCGATCGTCTGCTCAATCGGGCCGGTGTACTGGTAGCCGGGGGCGTAGTCGCCGAGGTAGCGGGTGTGCAGGCCCAGGGCGCGCACGATCGCACCGTCACCGCAGGACAGGTCGGCCACCGACACGCAGTCGCCGATCACGGCCTGCGCGACCAGGGTCGTCATCGCAACCCGCAAGACGTGGTCGCGCCACCGGCGGTGGTCGTGGGGTACGGCGTAGAGCCGGCCCAGCTCGGCCGGGTCGTAGGCGGGGCGCAGCCGCTCGCGCCTCATGGCCGCACCGCCAACACCACCTGGAAGCCGTGCACGGTGCGTTGGCGCAGCACGCGGAGGCCGCCCTGCTCCACCAGCGCCCGGTACCCTTCCAGGTCCCAGCACCAGGTGTGGAACTCGTACGCCGACCCGGGTCGCTCATCCTTCGGCGACGAGCACACCAGCGCCTGCGCGTGGCCGGCGACGCGGCGCACGAAGGCATGCGGGTCGACCAGGTGCTCCAGCATCTCGGTGCACACGGCGATCTGACCCCACTCGACGTCGCCGTCGACGACGTCGCCGAGGCGCACGTCGACGCCGCGTTCCTTCGCCGCCTGCAGGTTGGCCGGGGTCAGGTCGTAGCCCCACGCGGTCAGGTTCGGGCCGAGCAGCGACAGCAGGCCGCCGTCGCCGGCGCCGAGGTCCACCACCGTGCGTAGGCCGTGGGAGAAGGCGACCTGGGCGATGAACGTGGCTGTCTGCATGAGTCGGTCGCGGTGGCCGGGCTGCTCCAGGTGCGGGGCGTGGTCGCGGCCGGCGTACCACTGCGGCTGGGTGTGCTCGGGTACGGTGCCCTCGTCGAAGAGCCGCCACTCGTGCGGACCGTCCATGGCGGGTGGGCGGGTGACCGGATAGCCGCCGCGGCTCGTCGGCTGCCGGGCGTAGGCGCCGCTGAACGCTAGCTCCGCGGGGACCCCCCGGGCCAACCCCCGGGTCTTCGCCACGTCAGCGTCGAACCGCTCGGCGCGGTACCGCTCGTACGCCTCACAGTCGGCGGCGAACACCTGGGGGGCGTTGGCCCGCTCATACCCGGCGTCGACCACGGCCTTGCCGGCTGCGGGGTGCATGTGCTCGACGATCACGTCCGGCAGGTAGCGGATGCAGCCAGCCGCTGCGCCCAGGTCGAGCCAGAAGTTGTCCACGTACATGTGCCGCAGCCCAGGCGGGGCCATGAACCCCAGCGTCCGCACGATGTCGGCGGTCATGGCGCACTGGGTGGGCAGCTTCTCACCCTGGTACCCGTCGTCGCCGTAGACGATGCCGGCGCCCAGCTTCCGCAGGGCGTCAAGGTAGGCGGCGTCCCAGCCGACCGTGCGGGGCCGGTGGTCGTCGCCCATGAACCCGACGGCGAACGGCGAAGCCTCCATCGGTGAGTGGTGGACGAAGGGCAGCTGCGCTGGGGTGTAGGTCACCAGCTGGGCGGCGTAGTTCAGGGCGCTGACCATCGATGAGTTGTTGCCGACGCACAGATCCACCGGCCCGTTTCGGATCAGGGGCGAGTACTCGGTGAGCTTCGGGTCATCGTGGTCGACTGCGAAGACGAGCCGGGTGTCCGCCGTGCACGTGTCGACGAAGACTCGGGCCAGCGCGGCAGCGGCCTGCGGCCGGCCGCGTGATGGGACGATGACGACGAGGTCAGCCACCGGCAGCCTTCTTCGCCGCCGGTCGGCTCTTCGCGGTCAAGTCGGCGACCTGCGCCTCCAGCTCCCGGATCCGGGCCGTCTGCGCCGCGGCGTCGGCGACGCTCGGCAACGGCGAGGCGGTGAACAGGTCTGGCCGTTCCTTCACCAGCGGATGCCGCGAGTCCAGCGGGGTGTTGGTGCGCAGCAGCATCTCCGCACCCTCGCCGTAGCCCACCCAACCGTCGATCGTCGGATACACGATGCTCATACAGCGGCTCCGGTGTGTGTGGGCGCGAGCAGGCCGCGCTGCAGGAAGTACGACTCCATGGTCAGCAGCCGGTCCTTGACGTGGCCGAGCTGCACAGCGGTGTTGACGAAGACGGGGATGCCGAGCAGGCCGGCCCGCCAGCAGAACGTGAAGTCCTCCGACACCGGCTGGCCCTGGTGCTCGGTCTCCTGGAACCAGGGGAACGCGTCGTTGAAGCCGACCCGGCCGGGTCGGCGCGGGTCGTCGCAGTCACGCATCCGCACAAGCGCCGACTTGTGCACCATCAGGCAGGCGGCGCCGGTGGCCTCAACCTGGTACATGGCGTCGGGGACCCACTCGTAGTAGCGGACCACCTGCAACGTTTCGGGGCTCTCGCCGACCAGCCCGTAGAGGGTGGGTCGGATGTCGCCCGCGTCGTCGAAGGCGAAGCACAGGCCGCCGACGATCGGGGCCTTGTCCGGGTCGGCGTACTCCAGCAGCCGCTCGACCGTGTCCGGCGTGAACGTCATGTCGGAGTCGACCATCCACAGCCAGTCGGCCTTGCCGTACTCCAGGAACTTCTGGACGACCATGTTGCGCGGCCCGGACAGGTTGTGCCCGGCGCGGAAGGACAGCCGGCCGCCGCCGTTGACGATGCGTTGGTGCAGCGAGAAGTCGTACTGGACCAGGTCCAGCATCGACTCCATGAAGTCGCCGTGTGGCCGCCCGTCCTGCAGGTAGCCGACTACGACCTTTTCGGTCGGGTCTCTCACGCCCTGGTGCTCCTCCCGGTTGTGGGTGGGGCCGGCAACCGGGAGGTGAACCGGCCCCACGTCTCGTCGCGCTCAGGCTCGCGGCTGGGTTGCGCCCTGCTGCGGGTCTTCGCCGTTGTAGGTGAAGCCCGGGTCGTAGCTTGAGCCGGGGACGTCGCCGCCGCTGTCGCGATGCCCGTACGTCTCCCAGGCCGGCGCCGGCATGGCATCACCGTTCGCCCCGGACACGTCACCCTCGTAGTACGGGTTGCCGCCCGCGCTCGCCCCGGTGTCCACCGCGGGGTCAGCCGGCCGTGTGCGTGCCCGGGTTGGACATGTTCGCCACGTCCACCACCGTGCGGCCGTGCTCACGGTTCGCCTCGCAGGCGGCGACCGCCTGCTCGGCGGTGGCAGCCGCCCCGGCGGAGAACTCCGGGACGTCCGGCGTCTCCAGCGACGTGTTGCGTTGGTCGCCGCCGGTCGGTGCCCGGTCCCCGGCGCCGATCCTCTGATGCGGCGAGTACGGCTGAGTCATGGCTTCCTTCTCTCTGCCAGCGCATCCTCCGGGATGCGCAGGCTGCCATCGGCGTTGTATCCCTGGGCGACGAACTGCCACGCCGGTTCCCGGTCAGTCGGGAACGGCCGGTGCGCCTCGCCGGCGATGTGGCCGATCGAGTCGTGAACCACCATGCTGCGCCGGGCGATCGGGTACACCACGTCCCGTAGCCACAGCTGGTCCACGTACGGCTGCGAGTTCCACAGCGGGTCCGGCAACAGGCCCTTGACCTGTTCGGCCCCGGCCCGCGTGCAGCCCCACATGCCGGCCAGGATTTCGGTCCAGTGCGCCGGATGGTCCCGCATGACGTGGAACCGCTCCCCGGACTTGAGCCAGTCCTGGACGGCTGCCGCCTCACGGTGGCCCAACCTGGAGTCGGCGTCCCGAAACAGGTGCACGTCGACTCCCGGGTCGGTCAGCGACAGGTAGCGCCACAGCAGACCCGACCAGTCGCCCGGACCCAGCTCACCCATGTCGATGATCTGGGCGTGTGGGGTTTCTTCCAGCGCAGCCGCGTCCCGCCGGTCGGTGCTGCGGTCGAGGTAGAAGCGGCAAACCCAGCCGGGGTACACCGTCGGGGCGAGTCGCGCGTTGGCGACGGCCCCGGCGGAGTACGTCCGGTCCGGACCGAAGACGCTGAACGAGATCACCCGCACGGGTGACGTTCAGGCCAGTGCCGTGGCGGCTGCCACAGTGTTGAGCTGCAACAGGCGGAACGCGTCCGGGTTGACGACATCGGCCCCTACGCGCCAGATGCCATACCACCCGGCTTGGCCGGTTGGCCGGTTGTTGCCGGTGCTGCGGATCAGCGGGTCGTAGATGATGCTCATGCCGATGCGGTCGACGATGTAGTAC